CCGAAACCCGCGTGGACATCGACCAGGCGACCGCTCAGGTACTCGCCGCCATCAGCAAGGACGGTGGCGACAAGTGAGCGACCCGAAGCACGCCATCACGCCGCAACCGCTCGCCTGGCTCACGCCAGACGTGCGCCGGTGGCTCTACGGCATCGCAACCGCCCTCGTTCCTATCCTCGTCGTGTATGGCGTTATCGAGTCATCGACCGCGCCCATGTGGGTTGCCCTCGTCGCCTCGGTTCTCGGTACCGGCACCGCCCTAGCTCACGTTCCGAGGGGAGACGAATGACGCCCGTCGCCGAGGTTATCACCGCTCTAGGTGGCCTCGGTGGCGTCGCCGCCATCGTGACCAGCGCCGCCACGCTGATACAGGCGCGGCGAATCCACGCCCAGGTCAGCCCTAACCACGGCTCCAGCCTCGCCGACGCCGTGAACAGGACCGACGCAAAGACCGCCGAAGCCGCCGCCGCCGTGAGCCGCCTAGAGGATGCCCTCGCGTCGCACTCCAGCGCTATCGAGCGTATCGAGAGCGCGCTCACCTCCAATGGTGAGACCGTGCGACGTATCGAGACCGAGCAGATGAAAACCGCGTCTGACGTTCTCATATCGCGGCACTCGGTGGAAAGCCTGTCCCGTGAGGTCAAAGGCTTAGGCCACGAGATAGGGGACCTACGGGCAACTAGGGATCGTGAGCACGCCGATTATGACGCGCGTATCCGGTCCCTGGAGGGCCGCCCCTAAGCCGCCGCCTCTACGACGGCGCGCAACGCCTCGTCCGCAATCGCTAGATACCGTAGCGTTGTATGGGGCGATTCGTGCCCTAGGATGCGTTGGACGGATACGAGGTCACCCGTGCGCTCATATGCCCGTGTGGCGAAGCGATGCCGAAGCGCGTGCATCGTCACGCCGGGCGGTAGCGCGCGGGTGACCAGTTTCCCGAGCCATTCCGGCGATACGTGCCCGGCGTCGTCACCTGGGAACGTCCAGCCCGGCCCGCGCGCCTCGACGGCGGCGACCAGGCCGGGCGGCATGGGGACCGTCCGCGCCTTCCCGCCCTTGCCGTGCACGATCAAGGACGCGCCCCGCACGTCTCGCACAATATCGCTCGCGCGAACGCGGGCGACCTCGCCCCGGCGTAACCCCATCTCCGAGGCCAGGCGTACCGCCAAGTGCACGCGCCAATCACTCGACTGGAGAGCGCGCCTCACTGCCTCGTCATCCGCCGGGCGCGGGGCCGGGGCCGACGCCCTCACCGACGGCAACGCCGACACATCGACCAGGACCGGCCGCACGGTCGCCGCCCACGAATAGAACCCGGCGACCGACTGGAGAGCGGACCGGCGCGTATCGCGCGCCCACATATGCGCAGCGGACCACTCGATTACGTCCACCGTCGTCACATCCCAGGGGGCGACCTCGACGGCGCGGGCGAATCGTCGCACCCAATCAACCCGAAGCCTCACCGTCGCCACCGTCCGACCCGTTCCAAGCATGTGCAACCGCCAATCTGTGATTGGCGTGTCCCATCCGCCCGGCACTCGTGCTTTTTGCATAACCATGGCCGCTATCCTCGTCCCGCTCGCTCAAATCCGCTCGCCGTGGGCACCGTTGCCCACGCTCACCTGGCCGGACGCTACGCCGCTTGTGTCCACATATCGGACACTGTGACGTAATCCCGAGGTTGCAGGTTCGAGTCCTGTCGGGGGCGCACTTCCCGACCGGTAGGCGTTACCAGGTCGGCAACAGAGACACCTAGCGCAGACGCTAGGCTGTCCAATTCTTCGAGTTGCCACGGTCGCACACCGCGCCACCGTTTCGTTATAGCTCCCTGCGATATTCCTAGCGTTTGCCCTAGTCGCACCTGGTTATAGCCCAGGCGCGCGGCCTCTGCCCGGACGTTAGCAGCGACGACATCGCGGGTAGTAATTGGATGCGTGGGCGCGGCGTTAATTAGTGTGCTCATGCTCCCTATGATAGTCCAAAATGGCATAACTGTGTGACCGGACGGCACAATTTAGAAGGCCCGTTGTGTTGATTCATAGTCCGTAATGAACTATTAATTGCACTATGACTCTCGCCCATGACTTTGTGACCCTGGAGGTGACGCGCTACATGCGCGCCACCGGAATTAACCAGGAAACGATGGCCGCCGCCATCGGTCTACAACAGTCCGTTCTATCGAAGAAAATCCTAGGCTTGCGCCGCTGGTCTTTGGCCGACCTCGACCGCCTGGCCGACGCGGGGGTCCCCATTCATCTCACAGCATCGACGCTTGACCGAGAGGCCCGCTCATGAGTTACCGCATCGACTGGCTCCAGTTCCTCGCCGCCCTGACCGCTCTCGTCGCCTACGGCGTCGTCATCTGGTCCTGTTTCGCCCTCTATCTCCCGTGGCCGGTATCGACGCCCGGCATGATCGTGGCATTCCTGGCATCCGGCGTGTGGTCGCACCGCCGCGACGTTCACGAGAGGGGCCGCAAGTGATTACCGGATCGGACGCCGCCATCGTGCGGTCCCTACTGCGCAAATCGCAGTCGCTCACTATCCAGCTCGCCGAGGACGCCGCCAACATGGGCGTTACCGGCGCGAAGCGGATGCGACCGAAGGACCGCGCACAGAAAATCAAGCTCCTGCACTGCTACGTGACCGTTGCCATCCGCTACATGGTGGAAACCCAATCATGACCGCCACCGCCGTCTGGTCCGAGCAGGACCGCGCCGACTTTATCGCCGCCGCTCGCGCCGCCATCAGTGGCCCACGATCCGAGGACGCCGCCGCCAACCCGGCGCGTGTGCCCGCGCCCAAGGCGCGCGGCGTCCTCAACGCTGGCCAGTCCCTCACCTCGATTCTCGCCGCCCTCTCCCGCGTCGGCTGGGGACCGCTCCGAGGCCGTGAGTTCGCCGCCTCGCGTGCCGTCCTCGATACCCTCGCCATCCTTGCCCACGACACCCGCGCCGACCTGTCCGCCGTCGTTCAGACCACGGCACGCCAACTCGCCAAGCGCGCCGGTTACTCCCTTCGCCACACGTCGCGTTGTCTCCAGTGGCTTGAGGACGCGGGCGTCATCGAATGGCACCGGGGCGGCATCCGCATGGGCGCGCCGACCGTTGGAGTCATCAAGGTTGTTAAGCGGACCCTAGTTGATTGGGCGCTTGCCTTCCGCCGCGCGTCCGACGCCGAGGACCGCCGCCGCAACGCAGCGACTCGCGCCCGTATCCAGCTTTACCGACTTCGCCGAAACACGGCCCGCCCGAAGCCGCTCACGGCCCATGTGGACATGAGTACGCCCCTTCCCTCCTTACAGGAAGAGGGGGCCACCAAGGCGGCCCCTCAGCCTTCCGGGGGATCAATTCCGACAACACCTAATCGAAAGGACCTCGACGTGCCGAAGTACCGCCCAACCTACATGACCTACCTAGCCACCGAGTGCAAGCACGGTGAACCCTCATCTGACCGCTGCAACCGCTGCAGGTATGACGCCATCATGCGACAGCAGCAAGCCGCCGAAGCCGAAAGAGCCGCCGCAGAGCGGCGGCGCAAAGAAGAACAGGAAGAGCAGACATCTAGCACGCTGGACCCGTGGCCACCCGCTTTCGTTGAGTACATGCAATCCACCTACCCAGACGCTCACTATCGCTCATGGGCGCGCCTCACCCTGAAGGACTCCACAGCAAAGGAACTCCTTCATGGCTAATCGACCGACACCGCTCCCTGACTCTCGCGCCGTCGTCGCCGACATTGCCGTGGACATCGAGGCCGCCGCGATGCGCGCCCACGAGCAACTGAACGGCACTCACCCCTACAGCATGTCATCACCGCAATTCAAGCTCGCCGGTATGGCGCTCCAGGTCGCCGCCCTGGCACGGGCGATGCGCGACGAGATAGCCGCAAGCTACCCACCCCCGCCCCTGCCCACCGCTAAGGACCAGGCCCGTGAGTGACTGGTCCGGATCGAAGGTCCGCCGTCTCGCTAACCAGGTCCTCGGTCGCTATGGCTCCGTGTGCTGGCTATGCGGTAAGCCCATCGACCTGACCGCTCCACGGTCCTCGCCCCTCGGTCTGTCCGTTGACCATGTGATACCGAGGTCGAAAGGCGGCGGCGACACCCTCGACAACCTCCGACCAGCCCATCATCACTGCAATACAAGTCGCCAAGACCGGCCCGCCACGGCGGTAAGGCCTCGCCGTGCCTGGTCCGGATCGGGAGCATGGCCAGGCATCACCGCGCCGACCTAATCCCGTTTTTGGAACGACCCCCAGGCAGTCCCCGCCCCCATCTTCCTTATCCCCCCGACGCCCAGATAAACCGGCCCGAAACGGCCCGAAACCAGACCGGAAACCCACACCATGCGCGAAATGACCAACGAACTGTTCCAGGTGGAACCGCCCCCAACGGGGGACATCGAAACAGCCGTCAAGGATGCCTTCGCAGACCTCGACGCCAAGGGCGTGCTTGGCCCTATCGAGCGTGCCAAGCGGGCGGCGCTCGTCAAGGCGGCCGCCGCCTTGGACCGAAGCCTCAACGGCGGTACGCCCAGCGTCGCAACGTCCAACGTCCTGAAGAACGTGCTTGAATCCCTCGACTCGCTCCCGCGCCCTGCCGAAGGCACCGACCGAGAGATGGACGCCCTAGACGCCGCCCTCGCCGAACTCACCCGCGACGCCCTGGCCGCATCATGACCGGCGAACCGAAATACGCGACGCGACGCAACCCGAACAATCCGACCTTCGGGGCGCGCATCGCGGCCGTCGCCGCCTACCTCGGTGGCACCCTCATGCCCTGGCAAAGGCAAGTGGCCGACGTTGCGTTGGAACTCGACCCGAACGACCCCGGCGCTTGGCGCTACCCCGTCGTGGTTGTGACCGTTCCTCGACAGGCTGGCAAGAGCTTTCTACTGCGCGCCGTCATGGCCGACCGGCTCCTGGCCTACAACAACCATGAAATCCTAATGACTGCGCAGACCGGCAAAGACGCTAGGAAGAGGTGGAAACAGCTCAACAAGGCGCTAGGCGCAGAAAAAAAACCCGGCTATTTCAGGGTGTACGCATCCCAGGGATCAGAGCGTACCGAGTACCTGAAACGCGGTAGTTTCATCAGCCCGTTTGCGCCGACGCCTAAGTCCATTCATGGCGATTCACTCCACCTCGTGACAGTTGACGAAGCGTGGGCGTTTGACGCTGAATCCGGCTTGGCTCTCGAAACGGCTATCAATCCCACCCAGCTCACGATCAAAGACTCCCAACTCTGGATTGTCAGCACGAAGGGTACGGACAAATCCGCATACCTGAACGAACTCATCAGACAGGGCCGCCAAGCGGTCAACAACCCTAACTCGCGTATGTGCTTTTTCGAGTGGTCCGCCGACGAGGCCGCCGCCGAAAAAGATCCCTACAGTGACGAGACGCTGAGCTTTCATCCTGCCATTGGCCACACGCAAACGGCCGATAAAATCCGCGCCCTCAAGAGCGACAGCCTCACCGCGTGGCGGCGGTCCATCCTGAACCTCGAAACCGCCACCGACGAAACCATTATGGATATGACGATGTGGGCAGACCTCCAGGACCTCGACGTCATCGCGGCCGCCCCTGACCCCTCGCGCGTCTGCCTCGGTGTAGACCTCGCTATCGACCGGTCCGGCGCGTCAATCGTCGCCGCCTGGCTAGACGACGACGGCGATGTCTGCCTATGCGTCGTCGCATCGGGGCCGGGTACCGACTGGGTACCGCGCGCCCTGACCGACCTCCAGGCCGCCGGGTATCAATGGATCGGATGCGACCCGGCCGGGCCTACCCGCACCCTGGCCGCCGACCTAGAAAACGACGGGCATCCCATCGCGACGCTTGGAACCCGCGACTATGCAACTGCGTGTCAACTCCTCCTCGACCGCGCAAAGGCTGGCCGTCTCGTCCACGACGGTAACCAGGAACTCACCGACGCGCTCGCCGCCGTCGTCCTGCGCCGCCTGTCCGGTGTAGAAGCGTTCGACGCGCCGAAATCGCCCCGGCCTATCGACGCGCTCCGAGCCGCCGCCGCCGCCGTATGGGCCGCGTGCCAACCCCGCCCCGGTATTCAGATCTACTGAGAGGACACCGCCCGTGTTCACCCATGTTGACGCATCCGCTTGCTCATTCCTTCCGCTCTGTGAATGTGGGTGGCGAGGCTCGCCCGCCTCATCCCACGAGCGCGCCCTCGGTGAAATCGCCGACCACGAGCGCCGTTGCCACCCCGGCCACAACCACGCGCGCAAAGCCCTACGCTCCTACCAGTGGCGACACTCACAGCCGTAAGCGAATCACCTACAGCGCAGACTATCCGCATGGCATCACTCGCGTCCCTGTTTGGCTTCCACCGCGAAGAGGCGGGCGCGCCGGTCCTTCCCGGCGTCGTCCCGCCCCCTCGCCACGCCGCCGCCGAAATCACCGAGCGCGGCGCGCTCGCCATCGACTCGGTATATCGCGCCGTGACCGTCCTCCAGGCCGCCGGTAAGCAAATCAGCCTAGACGCATGGCGCGACGGCGTACAGCTTGAAGGTAAGGACCTACCGACCATCGTCACCACGCCCGGCCCTGACCTGACCGTGACCGCCCTCATCGCCGAAACCATCGCATCCCTCGCTATGCGCGGTAACGCCTACTGGCTCATAGGACGCAACCGAGACGGCCGCGTGATTAGCCTTCGCGTCCTGAACCCCACCGAGTGCCTTCCCGTCCTGAACCGCGCCACGGGCGCGCGAACCGTCCAATGGAACGGACGCACCTACCAGCCCGCCGACCTGCGCCACCTGCGCCTGACCTACGTTCCCGGCGAAGCCGCTGGCCTCGGTCCTATCCAGGCGTGCGCACGCTCCCTCCAGGGCGCGGCCGACATGGCCGCCTATGCGTCCCAGTGGACGCACGCCGGGGGCGTGCCGACCGGCATCCTGTCCACCGACCAGCCAATCACCTCCCAGCAAGCCGCCGACGCGAAAAAGGCATGGAACGAGTCGAATAGCCAGGGCGGCGGCGTCGCCGTCATTGGCGCGGGCCTCAAATACTCGCCCCTACACCTCACGCCGTCTGAGGTGCAGTTCCTCGAATCCCGCGCGTTTGACGTGCTTAGCGTGGGCCGCATGTTTGGCATCCCGGCCCACATGCTCCTAGCCGCCGTCAATGGCTCCAGCATGACCTACCAGAACGTCACCGACGCCGCCACCGACTTTATCCGTTGGACCCTCATGGCCTACCTGCGCGAAATCGAGGACACCCTCACCGCGATTCTCCCGCGCGGCACCGTCGTGCGATTCAACCTCGACGCCCTCCTCCGCGCCAACCCGTCTGCCCGCATGGCCACGCATAAAACCGCCATCGAGGCGGGGATCTACACCGCCGACTATGCCCGCCGCATCGAGGGCATCACCGACCCCACCGCCGCCACCCCGAAGGACCAGCCCAATGAGTGACCTCCAGACCCGCGACTTCAAGATCGCCCCAACCCCCGAAGCCGACGGCTCCGACGACGCGCCGCGCACCGTGAGGGGCCTCGCCGTCCCCTACAACACCGAGATTGAACTAGTCCCCGGCTACTTCGAGACGATCGCGCCCGGCGCGCTCGCCCCTCGCGCCGAAACCGACACGAGCCTCAAGCTCGTCTATCGGCACGACGAACCTATCGGACTCATCACCGCCGCCACCGAGACCGACGAGGGGATCGAAATCGAGGCGCGATTCTCCGATACCCAGACCGCGCGCGATGCCTACCAGCTCGTCCGCGATGGCGTCATCGACCGACTCTCGATTGGCTTTGCCCCCCTCGAAACCACGCGCACCGAGGACGAGAGGGGAACCCACACCACCATCACGAGACTTGCGCTCCGAGAGGTTAGCCTCGTGCCCTTCCCCGCCTACGAGACCGCCGCCATTACCGAGGTCCGCACCCAGCCGACCGCCACCCCCGAAAGGAACACCCCCACCATGACCGAAACGACCGAGTACGCGCTCGCCGCCGACCTGGACGACCTTCGCGCCGACCTGACCGCGATGGAACAGCGCGCCGCCCTCGCCGACCTGACCCCCGCCACCCGCGCTGAGGACACTCGCACCCCTGGCCAGGCACTCAAGGACCTGATTAGCGACGAGGCATACCGCGCCGCCCTCGCCGACTTCCAGACCCGCGCGTTCGCCGGTACCAAGTCCAGCGCAGACGCCACCATGACGACGCCCGTATGGATGAAGGACCTCACGCGCCTCGTGGACAAGCCCAACGTCCTCGCGCACCTGTTCTCGACCGGCTCCCTGCCTGACGATGGCCTCGAATTGGAGTTCACCGAGCTTGCCACCAACACGCTCCAGGTGGCACAGCTCGCCAACGAGGGCGACGACTTGACCATGGGTAAAATCTCGACGGCGTCCCGCAAGGCCGCCATCAAGACGTTTGGCGGCTACACCGAGCTAACCCTCACCGCCATCAAGCGCGCGCGCGTGAACCTCCTCGACATCTCGCTCCGAGGTATGGCTATCGCCGCTGGCCAGGCGTCCGCCGCGTACTTCGCCAACGCCTTCGCGGAAGCCGTCAAGACCCAGGACGCCAACAAGCTCGCCGTCACCAAGGCCGCCACCGCGCTCAACTGGTCGGACATTAGCGGCCTGTTTATCGACGCCGCCGCCAAGTATGCCGACCTTGGCCTCAGCCTCGACGGCCTCGTCGTGGACAAGGCCACCTTCAAGGCGCTTTCGGGCCTGACCGGCACCGACGGCCGCCCGCTGATGCGCGCCGCCGAAAACCCGTCCAACACGATCGGCACCGTGGACGCGAAGGCCCTGACCGGCGTCATCCTCGACGTGCCCGTCACCTGCAACCTTCGCGCGACGCCCGGACAGCTGGGCACCGGCATTGTGGGCGCGTTCTACAACCGCGAAGCCATGCGCACCTACGAGACGCCCCTCGTCCAGCTCCAGGACGAGAACATCATCAACCTGTCTCGACAGTTCAGCGTCTACCGCTACGGGGCCGTGGCCGCCGAAATCCCCACCGGCCTCGTCCCCCTCAAGATCGGGGCCTGACCGTGGCCGACCTGACTACCCGCCTGGCCGCCTACGTGGGCGACGTGCCCGCCGACGAATACCTGCGCTCGTGCGTTGCCGAAGCCACGACGCTCGTGGGTAGCCAGGTCGGCAACATCACGATCCCGCAAGAGGTGCACGACCGGGCCGTTATGGAAGTCGCCGCCGAGCTTTACCACCGCCGAAGCGCCCCCAACGGTATCAAGAGCTTTGCCGACGGCCTGGACGGCGCAACCGCCATCCGCGTTGCCCGTGACGCCCTCGTCGCCGCTCGTCCCCTCCTCACCCCCTATCTCCCGCTGGCCATCTCATGACCCACGATTCTGGACCCATCGCGTCGGCTCGCGCCGACCTCGCCGCTATCCTCCGAGAGGCCACAGACCTCCCGGTTGTGACCAACGTCCCGGAACGGCTCGCGCCGCCGTGCATCGTCATTACCGAGGCGTCCCCACTCCTCACCACCGACGACACGACATACAACTCCGTCACCGTGCGAATGAGTCTCACGGTGGCCGTTGCGCCCACGACCAACGCGCTCGCCATCGAGCGCCTAGACGAGGCCGTGGACACCATCGCCGTCGCACTCATCAAGGCCGGAACCGTCGCCGCAATCGACGCCTACACGAGCATCAAGAGCGCCGACGGACAGGCCTACCTCGCCGCCCCCATTACCACCACACTCACCTACACACTCGGAAGGTTCCCGCAATGACCGTCACCCGCAACACCCGCATCCTTGGCAACCGCCTGGGCTTCTCCATCGCCGGAAAAGACTATTGGTCTGATCTCTCGTCCTATGACCTCTCGCCCGAAACGAGCGACAAGGACGTGGTAACTTTCGCCGACGCCCTCGGTGGCTCGTCCGCGTCCTGGAAGCTCAAGGGCAAGGCCATCGTCAGTTTCGATCCCGGTTCGTTCTGGGAAATGCTCTGGCAGCAAGCCGGAAAGAACGTCGACGTTCTCGTCGCACCCTTCGGCAACAAGACCGCCACCGCCACGAAGCCGCACTTCAAGGTACGCGCGAAGATCGGCACCAAGCCGTCTATCTCCTCCGAGGCGGGCGACGAAAAAGGCAGCACGTTTGAGTTCGAGTGGACGTGCGAGGGGGAGCCGGAAAAGCTCACCGCCACCTCGACGCTTGGCACCGGCAACATGGAAGATTCCTAACCCGTGGCTGGCATCCTCGACGGTCACGTCCACCTCGACGGTGGCAGCGTAGAAATCCAGGGCATCAAGCGCCTACTACGCGACGCCGAGCGCGTGGGCGTGGCCGCCGAGGACCTGAAAGAGCTGACCTACCGGCTCGCAACCCCCATCGCCGCCCTCGCCAAGACCCTCGCCCCACGCGGCGATACCGGCCGCCTCGCATCTGGCATCAAGCCATCACGGTCCAAGCGCAAAGTCATGGTCCGCGTCGGCTCCGCTAAGCGACTGCCCTACGCGGCCGTGCGCCACTGGGGACGGGACGGCTCATCCGGCCCCCGCTGGCTCTCACAAGCCGAAGAGACATTGCGCCCGCGCACCTTCGCCGGTATCGGCGAAGGCATCAAAGAACTACTAGATAAACACGATTGGTAAGAACACCCATGAACATGAACGCCATGACCCTCGGTGACCTTGACTACTACGAGCGCAAGACGGGACAGCCCATCACCAGTTTCGACCCCGAAGCGGGCGGCGCTCTCGCCGCCCCCATGATCGCCATGTGCGCCATCATGCTCTACCGACGAGGCGGCTACACCACGCGCGACGACGCCTACACCGCCGCCACCGACCTCACCATGGACGAGGCCACCCGCCTCGTGGGCGACGCAACCACCGACACGGCGGGGGAATGACCGGCGCGTCGTCCCTCGGTCCCGTCCTGGCAATCCTCGCCATCGACGCCGGAATCCCACCGTGGGACGCGCGCGAAAAACTCACCATCGAGGACGCCCACGCCATCCTCGACCTCCTCCACGAACGAGCACAAGCACAGAAAGGCTAGGCAGTGGCCGGTCACGTCGTCAAAGTCTCGGTAGTCGCCGACACCAAGAAATTTTCGCGTGCCTTCAAGGGCCTTGCGAAGGAAACCGGCCTATCCGGTCTTGCCGAAGCCGGTAAAACCGCCGTGACTACGCTCGCCACGGTCGCCGCCGCCGGGGCCGCCGCCATTGGCGTCGCCGGGGCAAAGGCCGTGAGCGCCGCCGCCGACCTGGAGCAGTCCACGGGCGCTATCGAGGCCGTGTTCAAGAGCGGGGCCGACCAGATGAAAGCGTTTGCGGATACCGCCGCATCATCGGTCGGACTCACCAAGAACGAATATCAAGAGTTGGGCACGTTGCTTGGTGCACAGCTCAAAAACGGCGGCACGAGCATCGACCAGCTCGCCGGAAAGACGAACGACCTCATTGGCGTCGCCGCCGACCTCGCCGCGCAATTTGGTGGCACCACGGCCGACGCCGTTGGCGCGCTCTCGTCCGCCCTCAAGGGCGAACGCGACCCCATCGAAAGATACGGCGTATCCCTCAAGCAAGCGTCAATCGACGCCAAGGCCGCCGAATTGGGCTTTGAGAAGGTGGGCGGGTCCTTCGATAACGAGGCGCAGCAAGCGGCGACGCTCGCGCTCATCATGGAGCAGACCGCCGACGCCCACGGCGCTTTCGCACGCGAAGGTGACACGCTCTCGCACCAAATCCAGGTCCTCAAGGCCCATCTAGGGGACTTCGCCGCGAAGGCGGGTAGTCTCGTCCTGCCCGCCGTGACCGCGCTCGCGTCCGCCGCTATCGAATACCTCGTGCCCGCCATGGAACAGCTCACCACGTGGGCGCGCGACGTGGCCCTCCCGGCCCTCAAGAACTTCGCCGACCAGTTCACCGCGAACGTCGTCCCGAAGATCAAGGCCGCCGCCTCTGTCTTTCAGACCGAAGTCATGCCCCGGCTCAAGCGCCTGATTGACTGGCTCACCACGACCGTCCCCCCTGCGATTAGCCGCGTCGTGGCTTTCTTCGAGCGCTTTGGGCACGCCATCGGGGCCGCCGCCGGGGTTATCGGCACCTTCGTTGCCGGCTTCCAGGCCTTCGCCAAGATCAAAGCCATCATTGAAGCCGCGAAAGTCGCGTGGGCAGCGCTGAACGCCACGATGGCCGCTAACCCCATTTTCCTCGTCGTCGCCGCCATCGCCGCCCTCGTCGCAATCTTCGTGGCCCTCTACGAGAACAACGAGACGTTCCGTAACGCCGTGAATGCGGCGTGGGAACAGATCAAGGCCGCCGCCGCCGTCGTCGCCGAATGGTTCCAAACAAACGTCGTGCCCGCCCTGCAAGCCGCATGGGCCGCAATCGTGGACGCATGGAACGCCGTGTGGCCGAAGCTGCAAGAGGCGTGGGCAACCTACGGGCAACCCGTCGCCGACCTCATCGTCAACATCTTTACCGGCGTCGCCGCGAACTGGTCCACCATCTGGGAAGGCATCAAGGGCGTCTTTACCGGCGTGTGGGAGATTCTATCGAGCGTCGTCCAGACGGTTGTGGGCGTCATATCCGGCATTATCCAGGTCTGGACCTCTGCCCTCTCTGGCGACTGGCAAGGCGTGTGGGAAGGCATCAAGACCATCTTTTCGAGCGTCTGGGAAGGAATTAAGGGCGTTATCTCCGGCGCTCTGAGCATCGTCCAAGGATGGATTACCGGCGCCATGGGCGTTATCTCCGGCGTGTTCTCCGGCGTGTGGGCGTCTATCAGTGGCAGCGTTTCCGGCGCGTGGAATGGCATCACGTCCGCTATCTCCTCCGGCGTGGCTACGGCCGTGTCCTATGTGTCCTCGCTCCCGTCTCGCGCGCTGAGCGCTCTCGGTAACCTCGATTCTACCTTGTGGAACGCCGGTAAGTCGCTCATTCAGGGCTTTATTAACGGAATCTCAAGCATGATCGGATCGGTCCGCGACACCCTCGGATCGCTCACCTCCAGCCTCACATCATGGAAGGGACCCGCCGACTATGACGCGGTGCTCCTCACACCGGCTGGCCGACTCGTCATCGACGGCTTTATCCGTGGCCTCGAATCCAGGTACGGGGCCGTGCGCCGCTCCCTCGGATCGCTCACCGGCATGGTGGCCGACACCGACCCCGGCGCGTTTGCCCTCCCAGACGTGAACGGCATCGCCGGGCTACGCCGGGGCGGCGGCGTCACCATCACCGTTAACGCACAGATGCTTCACCCGTCCATCGACGCCGGGCGCGTGATCGCTCAGTCAATCGACCAGTACACGCGCCTCAACGGCGCTGGCCGCTAACCCCGAAGGGAGGAACCCGCTCATGGTGACCCTGCCCCCGCCGCCGCCGTCCACCTGGGAAGGCGTGCGCACCGAGGCCCTACCCGGCGGGCACACCCGCTTCACGCTCGCCCCCGGCTCGTCCTTCCTACGCATCACCGTGGACAATCTGCGCCCGCAACACCTGATTACCGCGCGAATCCGCATCCGTACAAACCAGGCGGGCCAATACGTCGTCATCCGACTAGGGGACGACGCCAAACGTTTTGTTCGCGGCACCTACTACACGCACCACGTGAGTAACACGTCGCTTGGAACCAGCCTCATTATCGAGGTGACCGGAATCCCCACAGGCGTCGTGGAAGAACTCGCCATCACCGACGACACGCCACTCCCGGATAACCCGCGCCCGTGCGACGTGCTCAGTCTCCAGGCCTACTATCCGCTACCCGGATTCTTCGGACTCAGGTGGAATAATGACAGGTGGAACCGCGCCTCATGGACGCGCGGCGTCAACAAGCCGTGGGCAATGGTGTGGAACTCGACTCCCTGGGATATTCGCGCATGGAACGTTGGTGAAACGAACATCTCCCAGTGGCAGGACATCACCGGGCCGTGCACCGAGATTAGCGTCACGCGCGGCGTCACGACGACAGGCCCCGCCATGTCCGCCACCGTCGGCACCCTGACCGCGCGCGCTATCAACGCCCTGAGTCCGCGTGCCACCGGCTTGCACCACGGAACGCCCGTGCGCCTCATTCACTGGCCGACCCGCTCGCTCGTGTTTACCGGCGTCATCACTGACCTGTCTATCACCCCACACAAACCGGGGTCCCGTATCGACTACGAGGTCAGCCTCACCGCATCCGACAACGTGGCACGCCTCGCCGCAATCACCCGGTACGGGGCGAAGGCCGACGGCGGCGACGGCTCCGAGCCGTGGGCGGCGCGCCTGGACCGACTCATTAGGTCCGCGCCGGAACTCACGTACCAGGTGCACGACACCGCGACACAGACAATGGCCCCCGTCGTCTGGGAAACGAGCCTAGCCCGCCACCTCGACGCGCTCATGGCATCAGTCCTTGGATCGTGGACCGTGGACCGCGACGGCACCGTGTCCATTCGCGTGCGCCGCCCCCGCACGCCCACGCTCACACTCACCGACGCCGCCGCAAGCAACCTTCGTGAACGCATCTGGTCCTACACCGACCTAAACGTCGCATGGTCCGCCGCCGACACGATCGCGCACGTCACCCTGTCCAACCACGGCGCGAAGTACGACACCGAGCAACACGAGTGGGAAGCCGACGACGCCGACACGACCGTTACCGACCCCACCGCCGCGAACGCATGGGGCGGTGCAGCCGTCACCATCGACACGACCCTCCCGGCCCGCGACGTGGAACCCACGGCGCGCCGCTACCTCGCCACGACCACCGGCGACCCCATGCCCTCGTCGGTATCACTCGTCGCCGCCCACGACGCCGGTCCCACCGACCGCGCCGCCCACATGGCCACCGCCGCCACCCTCGACCCCATTACGGCCGTCGCCGTCGAATGGCGCGGCGAAGATGCCCCCGCCCTCGTCACCCAGGTTGCCCACACAATCACGCCGACAACCTGGAAAACAACCCTCACCCTCACGAATAACAAGCAGTAAGGACAACCATCATGAAAACGTTTGTGCCCGGCGAAATCGCCCGCGCCGAAGATGTGAACGCCAATTTTTCCGAGCTGAAAGAGGCCACCGACCGTTTCGCCGCCGCCTTCCAGATCGGACAGGTCGCCGTGGGGTCCCTCCAGCCCGGCGCAACGACCAATTCCTACACGGTGAAGTTTCCCAAGCGATTCAGCAAACCGCCCATGGTTTTCATGCAGTCCCAGAACCAGCGCCTCAATCTGGCCGCATGGGACATCACGGCCGACGGCTTTACCTGGATGGCACATAACAACACGTCCGGCGCGTCGGCTTATGCACAGCTGATGTGGCTGGCCATCGCCCTCTGAGAAAGGATCAAACGAATGAGTGTGCAAGAGTTCGCGCGCCGTCTGTACTGGATGTGCGCCGAAGCAGACGGGGGATACTCCCAGCCTAACCGCCTCGACGTGCAACGAACGCGCGGCGTGCCCGGCGGGTACTTCACCTTCGAGGCCGATTGTTCCAGCCTCGTCATCGAAGCCGCCAAGCAAGCCGGATACCCCACCGGCGGCGCTACCTACACCGGCGATATGCGCGACGCCTTCGAGGCCGCCGGATGGACCGTCATCCCCTACGGCGCAACCGCTGGCCTCGCCGCCAACCTCTACACCGGTGACGTGATCCTCTCCGAGGCCGCATCCGGCGGCGTCGGACACGTCGCCGCCTACATTGGCGACAACCGCGTCGCCGAAGCCTGGATTGACGGGCGCGGCGACATCATGGGCAGCGCCGAAGGCGACGGCGAAGGCGACGACACCGGGGGAGAGACCCGCGTCGTCCCGTTCTCGTCCCACCCCTACACGCTGGCCGGATCGTGGACGCACGTCCTTCGCCCGCCCGCTTTCACCCCGCCCGCCGGGGCCGACACCGCAACCACCGCAACCCCCACCACCCCGAAAGGAAACCCCCGCATGTTCGCCATCTCCTACAATTCCGTGTACGGCATCAAGGGCTACGCGCTCATTACGGAAACCGCGGGCGCTTACGCCCTCGACCGCGTGGGCGCTCAGGTCTACAACGACGTTGTGCCCATGACCGAAGTCCCGGCACACCACGCCGAAATGCTCATCCGCGAAGCCTGGGAGCGCCACAACCGCGTCGCCGCCACCGCCGCCGCCGAAACCCGCGTGGACATCGACCAGGCGACCGCTCAGGTACTCGCCGCCATCAGCAAGGACGGTGGCGACAAGTGAGCGACCCGAAGCACGCCATCAC